AGAATCGACTTACCAGTCGGGTCTCAGGCAGAGATGTAAAATTTACTACTGTAGTAATGCCCGTCTCTTGTTGGTAATACAGAATTCCAACCTCCCACATGCGGGTGTAGTTTAGTGGTAAAATCAGAGGTTTCCAACCTCCAGTCCTTAGTTCGATTCTAAGTATCCGCTTTTCTAAATAATGAGAAACAAAATGGATAAAGAAAAATTAAAACTCATTATTAGAAATATGAAATCCCTTGTAGATGTATTGGAATCAGAAGTATATTCTGATGTTGATGCCTATAGGTATGAAAATTATCGAGAGTTAAATCAATTACCTGAAATGGATTATGATGAGGTCTTTGAAGATGATGACGGTTAAACTTGTAAGTGTTACTCCTGATGCGGAGAAAACAATGGCATATGTTGCCAGAGTCAGTAACCCTAAGAATCAGGACAATGAAAAGTTTGCTGGACTATTAAGATACTGTATTCAGCATGGTCATTGGTCTGTATTTGAACAGGCACATATGACAGTGGAGATCAATACTACTAGGGGATTAGCAGCACAGATATTAAGACATAGATCATTTACATACCAAGAGTTCTCTCAAAGGTATGCTGATAGTAGTTTGTTAGGAGAAACTATTCCTTTACCAGCCTTACGTCGTCAGGATGAAAAGAATAGGCAGAATAGTATTGATGATATTGATCCATTAACACAACAAGATTTTGAGATTAAAATGCAAAGGCATTTTAAAAGTGGAATGAAATTATATAAGGAGATGCTTGATGCGGGTATAGCAAAGGAGTGTGCAAGATTTGTATTACCTCTTGCTACACCTACACGTTTGTATATGACTGGTAGTGTAAGATCATGGGTGCATTATATTGATCTACGTTCTGCACATGGAACACAGAAGGAGCATATGGATGTAGTAGAAGGAGTTCGTTCTATATTTTGCGAACAATTTCCTACTGTTGCTGAAGCTCTTGACTGGGTTTCATAAATAACCGTAAACATTATTAACACATGCCAACATATCCTGTAAAAAATAAGGTTACTGGTGAAGAGAAAGAACTCTCTATGACTATGGCCGCTTATGATGAATGGAAAAAAGACAACCCAGACTGGGATAAAGACTGGTCAAAAGGAGTTGCTGGAATGGATACTGAGTTTAAATGGACTGGAGAAGCAAAGTCGAGTGGATGGAATGAAGTATTAGACAGAGCATCTAAACAACCTGGTGCTACCGTTCGTAAACATCGTGATTACAGTTTCTAAGTATGCCACGTAAAAAGAAAGCAGAGCAACCAATCGGTGTAGGACTCACCGCAAAGCAGATGAAGAGAAAGAAACCAATCAATGCTGATATGATGAGGGACATAGAACCCCTCACCGATAATCAGAAAAATCTTTTTGATTCATATGAGAGTGGTAAGAATCTTGTTGCTTATGGTGCAGCAGGAACTGGTAAAACATTTATCACTCTTTATAATGCACTTTGTGATGTCTTAGATCAGAGTACACCATATGAAAAGATATACATTGTAAGATCACTTGTGGCTACTAGGGAGATTGGGTTCTTACCTGGTGATCATGAAGACAAGTCATCTCTTTATCAGATTCCTTATAAGAATATGGTAAAGTATATGTTTCAGATGCCTACTGATGCTGATTTTGAAATGCTTTATGGTAACTTGAGAGCACAAGATACTATTTCCTTCTGGAGTACATCTTTCATTCGTGGTACCACATTAGATAAGGCTATTATTTTAGTTGATGAATTTCAGAACTTGAATTTTCATGAACTTGATAGTATAATGACAAGGGTTGGTGCTAGTTCTAAGATTATGTTTTGTGGAGATGCAACTCAAACAGACTTAGTTAAACAGAACGAGAGGAATGGTATCATAGATTTTATGAGAGTTCTTCGCTTGATGTCATCAGTTGACCTTATCGAATTTGGAGTAGACGATATTGTTCGCTCTGGATTGGTTAAGGAATATCTTCTTGCAAAAATGGAACTGTCTTTATGAGTTTTATTCATCATAATTTTCTAGGTGATCTTGAATTACAAAAGAAAGAAACAAATGGGATGAGGTTATACAATCTTCCTAATGGGGATTGGGTACCATCTATTACATCAGTAACTTCTTTTTATAACAGACAGATCTTCGTTGACTGGCGTAAGCGAGTTGGTATCGAAGAAGCAAATAAGATAACAAGAAAAGCAACTGCTCGTGGAACTGATTTCCATGAAGCAGCACAAGCATACTTAGAGAACAGAGAACTTAATTGGGAGGACTATCAACCCTTAACTAAGTTCATGTTCCATCATGTAACACCATATCTAGACCGTATAAATAACATACACGCTATAGAAAGAACTCTTTACTCAGAATACCTTGGTCTTGCGGGTAGAGTTGATTGCATTGCTGAGTATGAAGGCGAGTTAGCGGTAATAGATTTTAAAACATCTACTAAGATTAAACCTGAGAAGTGGCTTGAAAACTACTTTGTTCAGGAAATGTTTTATGCATCAGCATACTATGAGTTAACTGGAATCCCTATTAAAAAACTTATTACCTTGATGGTAACTCCTGATGGTGATGTAAAAGTATTTGACAAAAGAAATAAAGGGGATTATATTAAACTTCTAGTACGTTATATAAAAGAATTTGTATCTCACAATACTGGGGCAGAGAATGGAGAATGAATTAGAACAAGCATTGAAGGATAAGTTTTTTTGTCCTGCAAGATTTGCTGAAGAGATTGAGTCTCTTGTGTTAGTAAATACTGAGATGAATTACATTGATGCTATAGTTTATTTCTGTGAACTTAATGCTATAGATCTTGAGTCAGTTCCTAAGCTTATATCCAAACCATTAAAAGAAAAGATTAAGTACGAAGCACAGGAGTTAAATTTTTTAAAGAGAACTTCCAGAGCAAAATTGGTTTTTTAATTCCATAAAAGGGGGAAAAAATTCCCGCCAAAAAAATCACCTTATTACTTTTTTATGATGCCGTTTGATGCCTATAAATGTTATCTTGGGATGAAGAATCATTTCACGAAAGATAACTATGATTATATTAAGTATAGGGGTAAGAGTCGTGCAACATTGAATGCTTTTTATAAGAGGAAGGATAGGTTTTGGTTTGAAAAGTTTTCCAGACAGAAGAATGATAAAGAGATAGAAGAATTTTTTATTGCTAACTTTGCATCTTGTCCTGATCCTGAATCACTATGGATAGGAGAGATGATAAAGGAAGGAGAAGGTAGGTATCAGGATTGGCAGAAGAAAGTACAGTCATTATCATATGTGTTTAAGCAAGAAGTTAATAGTTTGTTTGATAATAATAAGGTAGATGATGTGTTTGATTGTAGTAAAGGACATCCTCCAATATTAAAAAGTTATCTTGGTGGGTTTACAAGCTTGGAAACTTTGGTAATATGTGATAGAATATTTGGGTACGGAAAAGACTTTGATAAGAAGTTGAAAGACCCTGTGTGGGAAACCGTCAGTAGGAGGGTAAAAAAATATACACCCTTCCTAAATATTAATGTACCACGTTACAAAAAAATTCTAAAGGAGGTAGTTATCAATGGCAGCTCTTAGTAATGAAGAGGTTCTAAAGAATTTAAAAGCACAATTAGAGGAAACTCAGAAGCAGTTAGATCAAATAACTGCTACTCGTTTAAAACTTCTAGGTGCTATTGATGTATTAGAACAAATTGAAGAAAGCAAAGTTGAAGAGACTACTGAAACTGGAACTGTTGAGGTTGTTGATAATGAGGGTGGTGAATGAGTTTCTTCGATTCCGATATAGTTAGAGCAGAGATGGCAGAAATCCATGAACTTCAAGAAGAAGTTTATGATAATGTCATGAAGTTTCCTTACATGAATGACTCTGATAAATTACATCACATTAATATCCTTGAAAAACTTATTGAGAAACAAAAGATTGTGTACGCACGATTGAGTTTATCTGATGATCCTGATGCAAAGCAGATGAAGGAAGAGATTCTTAAGTCTGCTGTAATGATGGGTCTCCCTAAAAATGTTGATGTTAACTTAATGTTTAATCAAATGTCTGACATGATGAAGGTAATGAGACAACAACTTGACACTAACGGTGTTGGGTCTTAGAATAACAAGGTACACACAAAAGCCAAATCCAATTTAATCTGAGGTAATCCGAATGTCTTTTGCAAATCTAAAGAAGCAGTCTTCGCTTGGTTCGTTGACCGCTAAGTTAGTTAAAGAAGTAGAGAAAACAAATAATACTGGTGGAGGTGCAGATGAGCGTCTCTGGAAACCAGAATTAGATAAAACAGGAAACGGTTATGCCGTTATCCGATTCTTACCTGCTCCCGATAAGGAAGAGTTTCCTTGGGCAAAGTTATACTCTCATGCTTTCCAAGGGCCTGGTGGTTGGTATATTGAGAACAGTCTTACTACTAATGGTGGTAAAGATCCTGTCTCTGATCACAACCGTGAGTTATGGAACAGTGGTAATGAATCTGATAAGGATGTAGTCCGTAAACAGAAACGTAAGTTAAGTTTTTATAGTAACATTTATGTTGTTAAGGATCCAGTTAATCCTGCTAATGAAGGGAAGGTATTTCTCTTTAAGTATGGTAAGAAGATCTTTGATAAGATTATGGAAGCAATGCAACCTAACTTTGAAGATGAGACTCCAATCAATCCTTTTGATTTCTGGCAAGGTGCAAACTTCAAGTTGAAAATCGTTAAGAAGGATGGTTACTGGAACTATGACAAGTCAGAGTTTGATGCTCCATCACCTTTACTTGAAGATGATGAGGCACTTGAAGCATTGTGGAAGAAGCAGTATTCTCTTGCTGCCGTAGTTGCTCCTGATCAATTCAAGTCTTATGATGATTTGAAGAAGCGTCTTGATTATGTTTTAGGACATAAAAAAGCACCTCAACGTCCACGTTTTGATGAAGAGGTTGCTACTGAAGATGATGCACGTACTGTTGCCACTAGGCAAGTAGAAGAAGCAACAACTTCAACTACTGTAGATTCTGATGAAGATGATGCACTATCTTATTTTCAGAAGTTGGCAGAAGCTTAATTATATAATCTAGGATTTTCTCCACGTACTAGGGTTTCACTCACATATTGGGTGGAACCCTCTTTATATGTCATCATTTCTTCCATGTCATCAAATACAATATTTAAATATTCTGGTTTCAATAAGTAAATTTCTCTTTTGTCATTGTTTATTTTTTCTTCGTAGGTATAGTTGGTGACTGGTAGTGCAATGTCTGTAACAGTTACTTGTTGATTTCTCCAGAAATCAAAATAGGTTACACTTTGAGCAACACCTACACGCATTCCACTAGGAATTATTACAATTCCTTCACTAGTCTCAACTTGATTTGCTTCGTAATGATGAATCCCTGAGTACAAGGTAGTATCATCTTCATATTTTTCAGAGAGATAAGTATTAAAATCTGCTTGTGACATAGGCCATTCACTCTGAATATTAATAATATTATTCGATAGTAGAACTATCCAATCTAAATTGGAGTCTCCATATATTTCATCAGCAACTGTATCAGGTCGATCATCACCATTGATTGTGTACTTAGTAAAGAATGTAGTGTCTTGAAAAATATCTTCTCTTAATTTTCCTTTTTTAAAAAGGTTTTTTACTTTTGTATAGTCACCAAAACTTCTTCCTTCTTTCGAGGAAGTGCGATTAACATATTCAAAGTCAGATAAGTTACGGAAGTAGGGTTTTGCCATCTTAGAATCCTATGTCTGTGTCTGTACCACCATTAAGATTTCCATAATCAGCATTGTATATAGGATCTAGTTCTTGGAATGCTAGTGTCATTTGATAAGTAACCATTGAACTGTTCTCATAGGTCATATAAGTACCGTTAGGAGTGTAGTTTACATTACACGATAACAACGCACACTCCTTTATCTTGGGTAGAAATTTATGAATTCTTCCCGCAGATCCTTGGGTAAGAAATTCTAACTTATATGTGTTAGGTGCTTTCAGAAATAAGTTTGATCCACTTGTTTGGACTGCCATAGATTGTTTAAACAATCTAATAATACTAAGAATTTCTTGACTTTCTTTGTTATCTCTAGGACTTAATAAGTAAGTAAAAGTAAATGGTCTTAGTTGTGGGCCTCCAAAAATTAATTCTAGGTTAGGGTTAATAACTTCTCCTTTTGTTCTTGCAAGGATACCTTTAACTCCTGTTGCTGCACCCACAAAGTATTGTTTTGCTGCATCTTTAAGATTAGGATCTTCTGCTGCAGATTTAGCGTAGTCACCTGCTTCACCTGCTAATCCTCTCATTCCTTTTTCTAAACCCGTTAGAGCTATGTTTGCTAGTGCTGCTTGACCAGCATTCATTCTATCTTCACCCCACTTAGTAGCGTTGGCATCTGTTACTTGATTTACTGGTAGGGTTACTGATCCTAGATGTCTTCTTCCTTTTATTATATTTTTTCCATCTGCTGATGTACTAGCACCTCTTGCTTTAAAACCAAAGTTCTGACTATCAAATTCTTTAGGCATGAATTGGAGAACAGATATTCTTAATCTATCTTGACTAGATCTTCGGAGTGTAAGAGGGTAGCAATGATTACCGTATTTTTTTCTTCCTATAGTTTGTTTTCTTGCCTCTTGTTGTCTCTCGAAGTTGGCAGCAGCTTTTCCTTCATCAGTATCTGCAAATCCTTCGTCGGCTCGACTATGATTTTTATTATAATTCTCTTCATTAGCTAATGTATTTTCAGTTACCTTTAAATTACCTTTTGTTCCACAAGGTTGTGGTCCATAATTAGGGTTGCAATTTGAATATAGATCTCTTCCACTCGTTGTTACTGAGTGATTCATTACCGTTTTACTATTAGTCAGTAACCATTCTGCTTCGTCATCAGAATCTCCAGATACATTTCTCCAACCACTTTCTCTATGGAAGACACCACTTGCATCATAATAACCTAAATTTCTATCCGTCACGCTGCCACCCCAAGTGGCTTCCTTCACCCTAACGATTCCTGTTGAAGGATCTGTTAAGGTGTAGTAACGTCTTCCATCATATCCTGGGAATTGTTCATTCCTATTACCAAGAATTTTATCAGTTGTGCTCATTATACACTAACTTTTTAGTTATTTAGGATATATTTTGCATATGGTATTGCAAGAAGGTCATCAAGTTCATCCCACTCCACAATATATAACTGACCTGCAAGTTCTTCCCATGTATAATTCCTTTGTTGTTGCCAGTGAAAGTTGAGTCCTTTGAATCCCCATCGTTCTAAATGAGTACAGGCAATTAGTGGGTGTTGATCGTACTGAAGTTGAGGAGTTTTAGCATTATATACAAAGGTATAAAACTTTCCTATTTCTGGTATGGGTGTCACAGTATCATTTAAGAGTTCCATGATTTCCAACATCATCTCTTCAGGATCATTAGTCCTAGCATTTATGTCGTTACCTTCTAGTCTACTCATTTGATACCTAATTCATCTTCGGTGACTATTTTAAATTCAATTCTATTATCTTTACAAAATTCATTTGCTGCTTTCCATTTTGCTTGGTTCACTGCATAGGTAGTACATTCGTAGAGATAAGATTTGGTCACTCTCTTTCTTGGTTTAGGTGGAAGGGTTTGTTTCTTTGGTTTCACTTCAACGACATAGGTTTTAACTATGTTATTTTTCTCTTGTACTTTAATAAGAAAGTCAGGATAGTAACGACGTACACGATTATCTTTGGGTGATACGTATGGTATACTAATCTCTTCAGAGGCCCAATATATTATGCTACTATTTTTATCACACCATTGACAAAACTTTCTCTCCCAACTACTACGACATATAATATTATTAGGATCACCTTTATATTTACTGGGATGAAGTGGTTTAAACCTACTTTTAATACTTTCTCCCATTATCTTGCATACATAATATATAAGATCAAAAAGTATTTATAAATGGCTCCCGCCCAACCAAGGTCTAGATCTCTTTCAGAGGTTAAAGCAAGTTTATTAAATCCATCTACTACTTCTCACTTTCAAGTGATGGTAGGTCAACCATCAGGCAATTTTAGGCAGTTTATTTCTGCAGTCGGTGCTTTTACGGATCAAGATAGATTAAATATGATGTGTTGCGAGGCAGCACTACCTGGTTCACAGTTAGCCACATCAGAGTTGACTGATGATTTTAGTGGAGTAACTGAACGTCATGTTTACCGTAGAATATATGATGATCGTATTGATATAACTTTCTATACAGATGCAGAACAATATTTACCTATTAGATACTTTGAAGCATGGATGAATTATATTACTAATGAATCTACCAGTGGTCCACAGGGAAGCGTAAAAGATCCTAACTTTTATTATAGGATGAAGTTTCCTAATAGTTATAAAGGATCTTTAGAAATTACTAAGTTTGAAAAGAATTTAAATTCTAATAAGAGTGCTAAACCACTCACATATTCTTTTGTCAATTGTTATCCTTTAGCAATTGCATCAATGCCTGTTTCTTATGAAGCATCATCTTTATTAAAGTGTACAGTATCAATGACATATAGTAGATACTTTATAGATGAAGGGCTTGGTGGATTTGCTGGTTTCCTTGATCCAATTAAACAATCTTTATTTAATGGAGAAGCATTTACTCCTGGTGGTATTTCTAATGTTGTTGCAAGAGCAGCAGGTAATACAATAGGTAATACTATAACTAAATCATTAGGTAGTGGAAAAATTGCTGGACTTCTTGGGAATGTTGCAAAAAGTCAAGTTTCTGAGAGGGTTAGAAATTTCTTCTAAATAAAATACACTGAACTGGATAGATTATGCCTTTACCAAAAATTGCTACGCCAACTTATGAACTTGAGTTGCCATCTACAGGAAAGACCATACAATATAGACCTTTCCTAGTTAAAGAAGAGAAACTTCTTGTCCTTGCTATGGAGAGTGAAGACACGAAGCAGATCACAACTGCTATTAAAGCAGTACTTAAATCTTGTATCCTTACTAAAGGTATTAAGGTAGAACATCTTCCTACATTTGATATTGAGTATCTCTTTTTAAATATTAGAGGTAAGTCTGTAGGTGAAGATCTTGAAGTGAATATTGTTTGCCCTGATGATAATGAGACACAAGTTTCGGTTAATATTAACTTAGATGATATTAAAGTTCAGAAGAGTGAAGATCATACTAAGCAGATTAAACTTGATAATACTATTATGATGGAGATGAAGTATCCATCATTGAATGAATTTATTAAAAATAATTTTGATCTTAATGAGAAAAGTCAGATGGATCAGTCATTTGATTTGGTTGGATCATGTATTGATAAGATTTATACTGAAGAGGAGGTTTGGGCAACTGAAGATTGTACTAAGAAAGAAATCAATGAGTTCCTTGAGTCAATGAATTCATCTCAGTTTAAAGAGATTGAAGGGTTCTTTACAACAATGCCTAAGTTAACTCATACTATTAAGGTAACAAATCCAAAAACAAAAGTTAAGAGTGACGTGGTACTGGAGGGCTTAGCGTCTTTTTTCGGATAGGAATGGTATATATGAGCCTGGAATCTTATTTCAGACTCAATTTTGCGTTGATGCAGTACCATAAATACAGCTTAACAGAGATTGAAAACATGATGCCTTGGGAACGAGACATTTATGTAGGTCTTCTCCAAGCACATCTTGAAGAGGAACAGTTAAAACAACGACAACAAAATGCCAACCACTAGTACTAGTCCTATAAAAATAATTTCTGATCTCGGAATCGTAGAACCTTGGGACATCGATTCTGATATGGATTATCTTAGTGCTTTGAAGGAGGCAGTTAATACATTATCGGTTAGTAATCCCAGTGACAAGAGGATTGCAATCTTAGTGGATGAAGTAAAAAGAGTAAGATCAGTAAGAAAGAAAGCAGATTCAAATTTTAAAGTTACAAAGAAAAAGATAAGTGCAGAAACATTTAAGAAAGGTACTGCAATAGGTGGAGCACAGAAAGTTTCTGCAGATACTGGAGGTACCAGTTCTATTGTTCCTTATAGAGGAGGGAATAATGTTGGAGAAAATATATCAACCGAATCATCTGATAGTACTGTTGGTTTATTACCTATCGTTGAATCAATTGCAGAGACAGTTGATTCTATTCGGGATACCTTAATAAATCAGGAACAGTTTCAGAAGAAGACTGGAACTAAAGCATCTCAAAAAGCAGAAGCAAAGAAAAGAAATCTAAGAGAAAGTATTTTAGAATCAAAGGCATTTAAAGGAGTTGCTAAGAGAGCAAAGAAGATATTGTCTCCAGTTCAGAGTGTATTAGGTCAGATTGTAAAGTTCTTAACTAATATTATTATGGGACGTATTGTTATGAAGTTTTTGGATTGGTGGCAAAATCCTGCGAATAAAGAGAAAGTTTTTGCAATAATTAAATTTGTTCAAGATTATTGGCCTACATTGACTGCTGCTGTTCTTTTATTTGGAACATCTTTTGGTAGAATAGTGTCTGGATTACTTGTGAAAATGATAACAGTTTGGATACCTAAAATGATGATAGCAATAGCTGCTATGATGAAGAATCCGTTGGTTGCTGGAGCAGTTATAGGTACTACTCTTATTACAGCAGGAGCTATTGCTACTAATAAATTAAAAAATAATCAAGGTGATTCGGGAGAAACAGAGACAGTAAATGATAATCCTGTCATTCCACGAGGAGATAGAACTGAAGCAGAAAATCAGAAGTTTGATGAGATGATGGATGCTAAGGGATTTAAAAGTGGTGGACTTGTACTTCCTCCTTTGATTAAACCAAGAGAATATGCTAAAGGTGGTGTAGTACGAGGGCCTGGTGGTGTAGATAACGTACCTGCAAGATTAACTGCTGGTGAATTTGTTATGTCCAGACCTGCGGTTCAAAAATGGGGTGCTAATACATTTGCAGCAATGAATTCATTTGGTGGAGGAAATAATAGTGGTTCTCCTTCTATGGGTTATAATCAGGGAGGCAAGGTTCCATCTATACCATCTATATCGCAAACTATGATTGAGAAACTTACAGTTTTTAAATCTATTATGGAACAAAAAGGTCCAGAAGTAGATGCTCTTGCTGATACTATGCAGAGTTTGTTTAGTAAAATGAAGAGTACAGCTTCTTCTATTCAATCCGCAACTAGTACAGATATTCCATCTACTCCTGTTCAGAAAAGTCAAGCAGTAGTTATTACACCTGAAGGGAATAATTCACCTGATCAAGCAGTAAATCCTACGACATTCTCACAGGTACCAATATTTGATGTCTTTCCTACTGATGGTGGGATGTCTCAGAAAGTAAAAGTGTTGGGGTTTGTAAGATAAAATGGCATGGGGAGCTCTTATTAAAGGTGCGGTAAAGAGTACGGCTAAGAGAGTAGCTGTTAATAAATTAATGGGAAGAAATAATAAGAGAGATAGAAGACGGAATGTAAAGAATGTGATGCAACAACAAGGTGAGTATGGTGGAGGGGGAGCACTTTCTGTTCGTCCTAGTGCTCCTCTTATTCCTTCTCAAGTTTCCAGTGCATCATCTTCTATTGTACCTGTTGGTGGTCAGAATGAAGGTGGTTTAAAAGGAACTTTGTTTAGGATCAAGACAACTACTATTAGTATTGATACTTTTTTAAAGGATTCTTATCGGACTGATAAAGATCAACAGAAAGATAAGGTAAGATTGGAGGAGCAAGAGAAGAGAGGTAAAAGAGAAAGAGAGTTGGAAAAGAAAGAGGATAAAGAAAGTAAACCTCAAGGAATGAGTGTTCCTCTTCCTAAACTAGGGTTCTTTGGAATGCTTAAGAAATTTATATTTAATATGCTTTTTGGATGGTTGACTATTAAATTGATAGATATGCTACCACAACTACAAAAATATCTGACTGTAGTTGCTACTGTTGCTGACTCAATACTTGATTGGGGTGGAAAGTGGTTGAATGCATTGGCGAGTATTATAAATGTGGGATATAAAATGGTTACTGGGGTTGAAAAGAAGGTAGGAGATCTATTTGGACAGAAAGGAGTAGATATATTTAATAAATTTACTAAGACATTTACTACGTTAATGAATGTTTCATTGATTACTGCATTGATTGCTGCTAGGGGTGGTGGATTTGGTGGTGGAAAAGTTACTAAACTTGGTATGTCAATGGGGGGTGCTCAAGGAGGATTCCGAAGAGGATCTGGTGATGTTTTAAGTAAATTAACTGGTCAAACCGCACAGCAGACCAGGAATTCAATGATAAGAAGATATGCTAAGAGACATGGACAGCAAGCAGCACTTGAAAGATTTGGTAAGGAGGGAGTTCAAAAGGTTTTAGGAAATAAAGCTACACGAGGTCTTGGTACAACATTAGCAAGAAAAGGACTTGTTAAAGTTCTTGGTAAGGGTGGTAGTAAACAATTATTAAAGTTTAGTAAGAAGTTTATTAGTCCTATCGTAAAAAAGATTCCAATTATTGGTGCATTACTTGATTTTGCTTTAAACTTTTTTGTTTTTAAGGAACCTTTAGGTAAAGCAGCATTTATGGCAATAGGTGCTGGTTTAGGTACATGGATAGGTGGTCTGCTTGGAACT